GGTTTTGCCTAACGCCTCTTATTTTGCGATGCAAGATACTGGCGGCGCAGAGAGTCTTGCAATTAGAGCAAATAGTTCAAATGCAATGGAATTGCTGACTGGCGGCGGTGTGCGTATGAGTATTTTGTCCGATGGCAAATTGGGCCTCGGCGAGACCAACCCATCTAGTTTCTTACACTTAAAAAAATCTGATGCTACAACTTATGATGCTACTGATGCAGATGGTCAAGTTGGTATTGGCCCCACAATTTATTTAGAAAATCCTGCTAATTCTAATATTACTGTTGGTGGACAAATTGTTTTTGGAATGAGGTCAACAGAAGCTCAGGCAAGAATTGGTGCTACCGGCGGTGCAGCTCCAGAATTAACTTTTGGTACTGGTGATGTTGAACGTATGCGTATCGACAGCAACGGCAGAGTGGGCATTGGTACTGATAATCCAAACACCCCTGTTCAAGTTCAAAATGATTCTGATACGGATTATAACCCGTTGTCTGCGGCATTTAACAATATACTTGGTCTAAAGAATAGCACCTCTGGTGCTTTAAATAACTCGATTATGTCGTTTACTACGGAATCTAATGGTGAATGGTACATTGGTGGAGTTCAGAACAGCAGTAACAATGCATCAGATTTTGTGTTTGTGTCTAGGGATAGTGGCTCTAGAGCAGAACGTATGCGTATAACATCAAATGGTGATATAAATCATCATACTTCAGGCTCTTTTAAAATATACAGATTTAATTCAAGTACAAACCCATATTTAAATGTTGGCTCTATTGGTTGTGCTTATTTTAATGCAAGTTCTACTGATGCTAATGCTTATGCTATTGTAACAAATAAAGATAGTTCCTCTACAATGCACCATATATGTTTTAAAAATATTAATAGTGTCGTAGGTACTATTAGCACTAGTGGCTCATCAACATCATATAACACCTCATCAGATTATCGCCTAAAGGATAACGTGGTTGAGATGACAGATGCTACAACAAGGCTCAAGCAACTACAACCAAAAAGATTTAACTTCATAGCAGATGCAGATACAACAGTAGATGGCTTCTTAGCACATGAGGTGCAGTCAGTTGTTCCAGAAGCAATCACAGGCACACACGATGAAGTAGATGATGATGGCAACCCTGTTTATCAAGGAATCGACCAAAGCAAGCTTGTTCCTCTACTCGTAAAGACAATTCAAGAATTAGAAGCTCGTATCACTGCTCTAGAATCAAACTAATTTTCAAAATATCTAACACACAATCCTTATAAATAGAACAAAGGAGACTGTGTTCGATGGCAACTATTTCTAATTTATTCATAGACCAAAGTGCTGATTTCACTACTACAGTGACAATCAACGATTCCGCTGGTTCTGCACTTGATTTGACAGGTTATACTGCACTTGCGATGATTCGCAAGACATATGCATCTACAACTGCAACAACATTTACTTCGACATTTGAAACGCCAAGAACTTCTGGTCAAATCACAATTTCACTAACAGACACGCAAACCGCTGCTCTTGAGGATGGTAGATATGTTTATGATTTAGTCATAACAGATTCTTCTGGTTCTAAAACAAGAGTGGTAGAAGGTATTGCAACTGTAAACCCAAGCGTATCAAGGTAGAACTATGGCAATTACAGCAACAGTAAATACACCAAGAACAGTAGTTGGTTCTGTATCACAAGGAAACCAACCACAAGTAACTCGTGTAACAGTTCCAGGCCCCAAGGGGGATTCTGGATCAGTTGTGGGAGCTGCATCTCTGCAACTCTCTGGATTATCAGATGTTGATACAACATCTTTTCCATTATCAGATGGTTCTTTGTTGCAGTACCGTTCATCTACTGGAAAATGGACTGCCCGAAACGAACTTGATACAACCACTGGAAATCTCGTATTGAGTGGTGGAAGTTTTTAACAATAGGAAGATAAAAAAATGGCATTAACCCTACAAATTAAAAGATCTACTGGATCAACTGCGCCATCATCCCTTGCAGACGGTGAACTCGCCTATACCCACGGCAACGAGAAATTCTATATCGGTGATGGTTCTACAGTAAAACTAATCGGCGGTAAATATTATAATGACTTAGTTGATCATACCGCTGGAACTCTGACTGCTAGTTCTGCTATCCTTGTTGATAGTAACAAAGCAATTGATGACTTCATTGTTGGGAATAACTCAGCAACTGGTGGTTCAATCAAACTTAAAGAAGGAACTTCAAATGGAACAGATCATGTTGCATTGAAAGCTCCAAACTCTTTGGCAGCAAGTGTAACATTCACACTACCAAGTGCAGATGGTTCTGCTGGACAGTTCCTTACAACGAATGGTTCTGGTGAACTTTCATTTGGAACAGTCACACAATCACTTTCGATTGCTGCTGATAGTGGTTCTAATGATGCAGTATCTACTGGCGAAACAATTACGTTCACTGGTGGTGAAGGTATTGATACAACAGTAACAAACAACACAATTACAATTGCTGGTGAAGATGCAACTTCATCCAACAAAGGTATCGCATCGTTTGATTCTACAGACTTTACTGTAACAAGTGGTGCCGTTACTGTAAATGCAGAAAGAGTAGAAGATATTGTTGGAGCTCAATTAGTAACAAATGGTTCACACACTCTCATTACTGCAACTTATGATGATGCTAATGATGGTGCGATTGATTTGGTTGTTGACAACGACTTGTCAAACTATGATAACTCAAATTCTGGATTTTTGACAACAGAAACAAACGACTTGTCTGCTGCTGTTGTTTGGGCAAACGTACCAAACGCAAATATCACACAAGGTTCTGTTACACAACACCAGGCTGCACTTTCTATTGCAACCACACAGTTGACAGGAACAGTAACTAACGCACAACTTGCTGGTTCAATCACAAATGCAAAACTTGTAAACAGTTCTGTAACAATTGGTTCTGACACAGTTTCACTTGGTGGAACTCAGACAGACTTGAATGGTATCACTTCACTTGACGTTGATAACATTACAGTTGACGCAAACACAATCTCAACCACAAACTCAAATGGTAACTTGGCACTTGCTCCAGACGGAACAGGAACAGTTACAGTTCCTTCTGGTTATGAAGCAAGAGCAGGATTTGGTTCAGATTCACTTGTTAATAAAACATATGTTGACCAAGTTGCAAACGGACTTGATGTTAAGGCATCTGTAAGAGTTGCAACTACTGCTGACTTGTCTGCAACATATGCTAACGGTGCAGGCACATTGACTGCAAATGCAAACGGTGCTATTTCAATTGATGGTGTTTCACTTTCATTGAACGACAGAGTTCTTGTTAAAGACCAAAGTGATGCAGTCGAGAATGGTTTCTATAAAGTAACAACAGTTGGTTCTGGTTCTGCTGCATTCGTTCTTACCAGAACACCAGACGCAAACGAAGCTTCTGAAATCACTGGTGGTGCATTTACTTTCGTTGAAGAAGGTACTGCAAACGCAGACAATGGTTATGTTGCAACACACAATGGAACACCAACACTTGGAACTGATGACATTACTTTTGACCAGTTCTCTGGTGCTGGACAGATTTCTGCTGGTAACGGTTTAACAAAAACTGGTAACACTATTGATGCAGTAGGAACTGCAAACCGTATCTCTGTTTCTGCAAATGCGATTGACATTGCTTCAACTTATGTTGGACAAAATACTATTACTACTTTAGGAACAATTACAACTGGAACATGGAACGCAGACACAATTGGTGTTGCATATGGTGGAACAGGAATTACATCTGCCGCAAAGGGTTCTGTACTTATTGCAAACTCTGCTGATACTTTCAGTGCTCTTGATGGTGGTGGTGCAAATGATGGTTTCCTATCTTACAGTGCATCTACAGACACAATCTCATGGGCTACAAGTATTGACGGTGGAACATTCTAATAAGTAGTCTTAGGAGATAACACATTATGGCTACTGTTGCGATTAGACCAAAACGCTCTGAAACTGCATCTTCAGTTCCATCTTCAGGCGATTTGGAAGTTGGAGAAGTTGCAATCAACTCTGCTGACCAAAAGATTTATACAAAAAAATCTGATGGTACAGTAGTTGAAGTTGCAAACGCATCTGCTGGTGCTTCAGAAGGTTTCGCAATCGCAGTAGCAGTCGCATTAGGATAAGAAAACATGGCAATACCAACAACAAGAACAGATTTTAAAGAATGGTGCTTAAGAAGTTTAGGCAAACCTGTTATCGAAATTAATGTTGATCCAGATCAAGTTGAAGATAGAATTGATGAGGCTCTACAATATTTCGCACAATATCATTACGATGGTATTGAGAGGGTGTATCTAAAATATCAATTGTCTGCGGCAGATATTACTCGTGCAAGAGGTAATGATTCTGGAACGGTTGCAACTGATGTTGATGGTTCGACAACTGCAACTTGGTATGAACAACAAAACTGGATTCCAGTTCCAAGTTCGGTGGTGTCTATCGTTAAAGTATTTCCTTTGACAGATAAGGCCGCACTGAATATGTTTGATATTAGATATCAGTTGAGACTGAATGATTTGTATGATTTTAGTTCTACTTCTGTTATTCACTATGAGATGACAATGCAACATCTAGATTTTCTAGATCACATTCTTATTGGTGAGACAGCAATTCGTCACAACCAACATCAAAACAGATTATACTTGGATGCAGATTTCCAGACAGATTTTGTTGAGAACGATTACATTCTTATTGAATGCTATCGCAAACTTGATCCAACAACATATGCAGATGTTTGGGATGATATCTTTTTGAAGAAGTATGCAACTCAACTCATTAAGAAACAATGGGGTGCAAACCTTTCTAAGTTTCAAGGTATTCAGATGTTGGGTGGTGTTGCACTAAACGGTGATCAAATTTATACACAGGCACAGGAAGAGATTGATAAGTTGGAAGAACAGATTCAACTTGCATACGAACTGCCGCCTATGCATATGATAGGGTAAGTTATGCCAACAAAACTAAATGAAGATACGCAAGTTGCAATTCCATTAAAGAATTTAATAGGATTGATTATTGGTACAGTTATTGCTGTCACGGCTTATTTTGGTTTAACAGAAAGAATTGCGTTTTTAGAACATAACTACACAATGATGGATATGCAAGTAGATAAGAATAATGATTGGATAAATGGTTTCAAACCACCACCAGAAGTTCAAGACACAATTAAAAGAGTTCGTAACTTAGAACTAAAAGTAAAAGAACTTGAGATAAGGTTACAAAATGCCAACTAATGTATATTTCGATACAGGAACAAAACCAGAGCAGGCGCTCTATGAGGATTTGATTATTGAACAACTTCGCATTTATGGGCAAGATGTTTATTATATTCCTCGTAAGTTAGCTGGTACTGATAATATCTTTGGTGAAGATATCGGTTCTTCATTTGAGGATGCATACCTTATCGAAATGTATATGGAAAATATTGATGGATATGAGGGCGAGAAAGAACTCATGTCTAAGTTTGGTTTGGATATACAAGATGATGCAACCTTTGTTGTTGCAAGAAGAAGATGGGAACAGTTTATTTCTATCGACAACAACTTGATTGTATCTTCAAGGCCAAATGAAGGCGATTTAGTTTATTTCCCAAAGGGTGGCAAACTCTTTGAGATTACTTTTGTGGAAGATGAAGATCCATTTCTTCAAGTCCACAATCTACCTACATATAAACTAAAATGCAAAACCTTTGAGTATGGTTCAGAAGCCATTGACACAGGTATTGCAGAGATTGATGTTATTGAAACTGACAACTCTTTGGATATGTTGTCACATCAACTCACTTTGGAAACTGCAACTGGTTCTGGTTCTCTTATATTGGAGAACTCAGTAGAGAATGCTGCGGCGTCCTATATAATACTAGAAACTTATAATGTCGCAACTATTGATGAGAATTCACAGAATGATGACTTTGAACTTGCAGACGATAATATATTAGACTTTACTGAATCTAATCCATTCGGTGATGCTGGGGTTAATTAACTATGATTGGAAATTATTTTTATAACGAATCGACAAGAAATGTCGTAGTTGCGTTTGGTACACTTTTTAACCAAATTCAATTGACTAAAAAAGATAGCAGTGGAAATGTCACACAGACAATGAAAGTTCCACTTGCATATGGCCCAAAACAAAAGTGGTTGTCAAGATTGACAGAAGACCCTAACCTTGCAAAAAAGGTAGCGGTTACACTTCCTCGTATTGGGTTTGAGATTTCTGGTTTGACATATGATGCAACCAGAAAACAAAACAAAATTATGAAGGCAAAGAAGGTACTAGATGGTGCAGATAACTCACAATTAAAATCTGGTTTTATGCCTGTTCCATATAATGTTGACTTTGAGTTGTATATTCTTGCAAAGAACTCAGATGATGCGTTGCAAATTGTAGAACAAATCCTTCCTTACTTTCAACCAGAATACACAGTAACTTTGAGAGAGATTCCAGAACTAGATATCATTCGTGATGTTCCTATCGTACTGAATAGTATCTCTTATGAGGACGATTATGAAGGCGACTTTACAAGTAGAAGGAGTATCATTTATACTCTAAGTTTTACTGCAAAGTATTACTTGTACGGCCCAGTAACGTCTACAAATGTTATTCGTACTGTACAAGTTGACCAGTATGCAAATACTCCAGTTAATGCTCCATCTAGGGAACAGAGATACACAGTCGCACCGAATCCATCGAATGCAACTGCACAAGAATTTGATCCAGATGATGATAACTTTGGATTTAACGAAACAACAAGTTTCTTTGAAGATGCGAAAACTTATAATCCTGTAACTGACCAAGATGAATAAATAATAGAAAAGAATTCCTAAAGGAAAAAACGCATGGCAATTAGAAAAATCATATCAAGAAGTATCGGAGTGGATGTTATCGCTGCTGAGGATTTGGCAGCTGGTTCAGTTGAAACTGCCGAAATTCAAAATGGTGCTGTTACAGGCCCAAAACTCGCAGATAACCTAAACTATGATTCTGGAACACTATACCTCGACAGCACAAACAATCGTGTAGGCATAGGAACAACTTCGCCCAGTAGAAAACTTGAATTAAATGGTGGTGGTGTTGGAAGTTTAGTTACTTTTACAGATGGTGTTGCAACTAACTTCACATTTAAAACAGATGGAAGTAGTGTTGGCACTTTTGGAACTGAGGCTGGAAGCACACAACTTGCCTTTATGGTTGCTGGTTCTGAAAAAATTCGTGTGGCCAATGATGGTGATGTTGGCATCGGCACTAGTTCGCCAAATGCTAATCTTCACGTTTCTGGTTCAAGCACCAATGTTATTAGCGCACAAGTACAAAACAATGAGGGTACTGGAAGTCGTATAGACCTGTACTCTTTTGGCAGTTCTCCTGCTATTCAATCTGCACATAGGTCAGCGATGTATCAATGGACAGGTGCAGGCATAGACTTGTGGACACGAACAGGTGACTTACACTTTGGCACTAGCAACTCAGAAGCCATGCGTATAGACAGCTCGGGCCGTGTTAATATTGGTGGTGTCCAAACAGACGCCGGTGCAAAACTATCGGTTATAAGTGATAGTACAATAACTTCTGGATCATCGACAACAAATGAAGGTATTCTTATGATACCTAGTGCTTCATTGTCATCAAACCAATATGCGCCGTGGATTTCTTGGACAGGGTATCCAAGTAGTAGTGCTGTACAGAGGGGAAGAGCGGGGATTGGTGCAATATCAACTAATAATGCATCAGGTCTGGAACTTATATTTGCTACTAGAAATGCAGCAGATGGTAGTGTTCTTAGTCCTGCTGACGAAAAAATGCGTCTTACTACTGGTGGTCATCTTTGTCTTAATAAAACTAGTGATAGTTTTAATGACAGCGTTGGTATTTCTGTCAATGGTGCAGCTGGGTTAATTAGAATAGAAAGAAACAATGATCCATCTTTACAATTAAACAGAATGAATGCAAATGGAGAAATAGTTCAATTTTATAGAGGTGCTGGAAATAAAGTTGGAAATATTACTGGTAATACCTCATCCGTATCTTACAACACCTCATCTGACTACCGCCTAAAAGAAAATGTAGAATACGACTTTGATGCCTCAACAAGATTAAAGCAACTGAAACCTGCTAGATTTAACTTCATCGCTGACGCAGATACAACAGTCGATGGCTTCCTTGCACACGAGGTTCAAGATATTGTTCCAGAAGCAATTACTGGTGAAAAGGATGCAGTAGATGATGATGGTAATCCAGATTACCAAGCAATCGACCAAGCCAAGCTTGTTCCACTACTTGTTAAATCTTTACAAGAAGCACTAACAGAAATTGATAGTCTGAAGGCAAGACTAGACGATGCTGGACTTTAATAGTCTACCTAAATAAAAGACAGACATATAATAAACGGAGTGAAAATATTATGACTGAAGAAAAGAAACAAATGATTACAATTGATGACGTAGAGTATGCAATTGAAGATTTGAGCCAGAATTGTATTAATCTAATTAATAATATTCAAAAGTCAAATCAGTTGGAAGCAGACAAAACTTTTGAAATTGAGATGCTCAAAGCATCTAGACAATTGATGTTTGACAATTTGAAAGCCGAACTTCCAAAACAAGAAGAAGCGGTAGATGAGCAATCAGACTGACATTTTAGATAATGTTTTAGGAATAGCAGAACCAGAGGTTTTGGCAGTAAAGGATGTTACTCCACCAAAACCTGTTCTTGTTCCAGAAACAAAACTAAATGAAGAAGATATAGATAACGATTATAAATATCAACGAGAGAACTTTTATAATCTTATCGAAAGAGGACAGGATGCCATTGATGGTATTCTAGACCTTGCAAGAGAATCAGAACACCCAAGAACCTATGAGGTTGCTGGGAACTTGATTAAACAAGTGGCAGAAGTCACGGAGAAATTGGGTGATTTGCAAGCAAAGATGAAGAAACTCAAAGAAGTTCCTAATTCTGCTCCTCAGAACGTAACAAATGCATTATTTGTTGGAAGCACTGCTGAACTACAAAAGATGTTAAAGGGAAAGTAATATGCCATTAACCAGAATTAAAAATACAGCCATTGGTGACGGTGGCATTTCAACTGCAAAACTCGCTGATGGTGCTGTAACAACTGTTAAGGTTGCTGATGATGCAGTGAACTCTGCAAAGATTGGTGTTGATGTTATTGCTGCCGAGGATTTGGCGGCAAACTCTGTTACTGTATCAGAGATTTCAGATGGTGCTGTCACAGGCCCAAAACTTGCAGATAACCTAAACTACGATTCTGGAACACTTTATCTAGACAGTACAAATAATAGAGTAGCTATTGGTTCTACGAGTTCTCTTGAAAAACTAAGAGTAGCGGGAAATATTGAAGTATATAACGATGATGCAGACGGTTATATCTGGTTTCACGATGCTGGAACAAGAAGTTGGGCTGTCGGAAGTGTCCAATCAACAGGTAAATTATCAATAAATTATAATCAAGATTTTTCAAGTGCTGAACGATTTACTATAGATCCCAATGGATTTACTAGTCTTAACACAACTACTGGTAATGAAAGATTAAATGTTGCTGGTGCGATAGGTTCTTCTGGTGCATCTGCTAATTTTGGTGCCGGTGACGAAAGAATTATAATGGACTTCACTGGCTCTGTCGCTCGTGTTGGTCATGTTAATGGTGCATCTGGTAGTGCTAAACCACTTCATCTTCAGACTGCTGGAGTTACTAGGGTTGCTATTGATGGTAATAATGTCGGCATTGGCACTACTTCACCGTCCTTACCCTTACATATTGAAAATACAAACAACGCCAGAGCACTCATCAAAACTACAAATTCTGGATCTGTTGCTGCTCTTCAATTGCAAAATACGGCGACTACGGCAGAAATTGGTGTTGAAACATCAACAGATGCTGGCGGTGGAGCTTATGCTGGTTATCAAACAGGAGCAACTGGTGCAAGTGGGCTTCATATATTAAATAATAATAATGTTGGTATAGTTGTTGATACTTCTGGTAGGGTATCTCATCCAAATCAAGTAGCATTTGCTGCATATCTAAATACAAGCTTTACAAATGTCGTTAATGTCGCTACCAGAGTCACAGGTTGGACACTTTATGGTGCCTCTAATTACTTTGGGGTGCAAACAAGAAGGCATCACAGTTCTTTTGCAAGTGATCAATTTACCGCTCCAGTTGCTGGACTTTATTTGATGGTTTTCAAACCAGATTTTAGTGGTACTCAAACAACTGGTTGGTATTGTAGTTGGGGTGTAAATGGCAACACCAGAACTTTGGATGTAGTAGAAGATCTACCACATTATGCAAATAGCACCCAGGCCTATATGAATGTTCTAGAATTAGATCAAGGTGATTATGTAAGAATTTATGGACATGGTGGCTCTGCTTGGGCGATGAATTCTGGAGGCAATCAATGGAACACATGGTGGATGGGCTACAAGATAGCTTAAATAAAGGAAACTCAAATTATGGCACAAATTAATTTAAATATTTCAGAAACAGAAAAATTAGCTATGGATTCTGTTTGTTTGGATGTTCAAGAATATTTACAAAACTGGTTGGACTACAGATCAAGACTGGCAACAGATACGATTGTTGCATCTCTAGTAGATCATTGTAATAATAACGATATTGCGATTCAAGTTGGTGTTGATAATCAAATTAGACAAGCTTATGATTTGGGTATTGCTAAAACAATAGAACAACTGAACGCAGATAATGAAAACTTATGATCACTACCTTGGAAATCCTCTACTAAAAAAATCTAATGTTCCTGTAGAGTGGACGAAAAATCAAATTCTTGAATACCAGAAGTGTATGGAAAATCCCATATACTTTATCAAGAATTATATTAAAATCGTATCGCTTGATGAAGGACTTGTTCCTTTTGAAATGTATAATTTTCAAGAGGACATTGTAGATACAATCCACGACAATCGTTTTACTATCTGTAAGATGCCAAGACAGTCTGGTAAATCCACGACTATGGTATCCTATATTCTTCACTACGTTCTATTCAATCCTAACATGAATGTTGCAATCCTTGCCAACAAGGCTGCGACTGCAAGAGACATTCTTGGTAGACTTCAACTTGCATATGAGAATCTTCCTAAGTGGTTACAGCAAGGGGTGGTGTCTTGGAACAAAGGTTCAGTAGACTTAGAGAATGGTAGTAGGGTGGTTGCATCTTCTACATCTTCATCTGCTGTTCGTGGTGGTTCTTACAACATGATATTCTTGGACGAATTTGCATTCGTTCCAAACAATGTGGCAGAGGACTTTTTCAGTTCTGTTTACCCTACAATCTCATCTGGTAAATCCACTAAAGTTATTATTGTATCCACACCTAACGGTATGAATCTTTTCTACAAGTTGTGGGTGGATGCAGAGAACAAAAGAAACTCGTATAATATCATAGATGTTCACTGGAGTCAAGTGCCAGGCAGAGATGAGAAGTGGCGAACAGAGACAATCGCAAACACCTCTGAAGAACAGTTCAGAAGAGAGTTTGACTGTGAGTTCTTAGGTTCTGCAAATACACTGATTGCGCCTGCAAAGATTAAGTCAATGGCATTCCATAACCCTATTCAGTCAAACGCTGGATTGGATATGTATGAGAAACCAAAAGAGGGTGCAACATATGTGGTAGTTGCCGATGTGGCAAGAGGAACAAACAACGATTATTCTGCATTTATTGTCTTTGATGTATCTACAGTTCCCTATAAGATTGTTGCGAAATATCGTAATAACGAAATCAAACCTCTACTCTTTCCCAATATTATATCAGATGTTGCAAAGGCATATAACCAAGCATACATTCTAGTAGAAGTCAATGATATTGGTGAACAGGTTGCAACTGCACTACAGTTTGACTTAGAGTATGAGAACCTTATTATGGCAAGTATGCGTGGTCGTGCAGGTCAAGTCGTTGGTGGCGGCTTCAGCGGTGGAAAAGCACAATTGGGGGTAAGAACAACAAAGGCGGTTAAAAAACTAGGATGTTCTAACCTTAAACAGATTATTGAAACAGATAAACTCATTATCAATGATTACGATTTAATCAATGAGTTCTCTACCTTTATTCTTAAAGGACAATCGTTTGAAGCAGAAGATGGACATACAGATGACCTTGCAATGTGTTGTGTATTGTTTGCTTGGTTGGTAGAACAGACATACTTCAAAGAACTAACTGACGATGATATTCGTGCAAGAATGTTCTTAGAACAACAACATCAACTAGAACAGGATATGGCTCCTTTTGGGTTCTTTGATGATGGATTAAATAATAATGGATACGGTGAAACTATCGTAGATGAGTATGGAACTCGCTGGAGTCCAGTAGTTCGTTCCTATGATTCTGATTGGTAGAAATCTTAAAATCCCTACATAATATCAATAATATCGTTTTCTAACTTTAGGAAGCAATTCGCACAAACGACTTTGGATTGATTGATTAAATCTTTAACTTCTGTTCTAGATTCTTCATTTAATCCTTTTCTTTTGGTTAGTTTACGGATTTCCCTCTCGTGAGGGTGAAATTGGAGACAGGCGGT